GCCATGACCTCAAACGGGATATGCAGACTACGGTCTGAGAGGCTCTTGCCGGAGCGCTTGGCCACGGCCTCGCTGACCTCTAACTCAAGGGATGCTTCCTTGGTGGAGATGAGTCCCGCGAGCGCCGCCATGCCACGCCGGATGCTGTAACGATTCTTGTCCTCCTTGGTCATCCCGATATAGGTCGGCGCGTCGCCGGGATTCGGCTTAACGATGGGCTGACCACGGGAATCCGTCGCACCTTCTTCAAGCCGCATCTCTTCCTCAGCCTGAATCTGGCGTCGGAAGTCCTTCGCTTCCCGCATCAGGTCGTCGTAGTTCTTCTGCTCATCGGGCGTGAAGGCCCGCTGGTTGTCTTCGTTGGCGGTGGTGAGCAGATCCGCCGCTTCGTCCATCTTGCGCTGGCGCTCCCGCTTGAGAGCGTCAACGTCAACTGCTATTCTTCGTCCCATTTCACTCCTTCTTGGGCAAGAAAAAACCCGCCGTATTAGCGGGCTTACCCTGAAATTGGCTTGTTTTCAGCGGCCGGCTTCGACCTCCAGCCGCCATTCCTGCAAGAGCACATTGAACTCTCGCACCTTGACGCTCTCCTCCTCTGAGTGGGCTGCATCCGGCTCGTCAGAGTGGCTTTCGGCCGGCTCCTCTGAGTGGTCGCCCGGCTCGGAACGGTTGAGAACGTCCAGAAGTTCCCGGATTTCGTTGGAATCTGTCGTATTCAGCACCAAAAGCGAGCGCACATCGACGCTCGTCTGCGGGTAAGCGGGGTATGTGACCGGCGAAACGTCGTAGAGGACCACTTCATTCAGCGTTCGCGTCGGCGTCTGACTCTCCTCGTGTTCCCACGTATCCTTGACCACACGGAAGGCGAAACTGGCCTGATCAACGTCTCCGCGCTCGATCAGAGTCATTAAATCGCGCGCCGGCGCCGTGTCTGGAGGGTCGATTTCCATAAAGAGGCCCTTATCGTCCTCTCGAAGTGCGAGCGTTCCACTGGAAGTGCGACCCAGAACAAAGTTGGGATCGTGGTTGAAAAGGGCCCTCACGTCCGCCTCCTTGAGCGTCTTTTTGAACGCTCCGGGGGCTATTTTTTCGCGAAAGCCGCCCAGCACGTCGCTCATTTTGTTGAAAACGGCCGCATAGCCCCTGATTTTTGGCTGCTCGTCGCCTTCGACCCGGAACTCGATCGGGAACGCCCGTCGCTCAATCGCGATTGCCATTGCCTTACCTTCTTTCTCCTTGCGCCATTGGTTCATACAAACCGCCACGCGCTGTTTTTGGTCAGGAAATTCGCCTTTTATGGCGCTCATACACCGTTCCATGAACTCGTTCTGGTCTTCATCCTTGCGAGGTTTAGGCAGCGGCACCGACTGGTTTCTTTCCGTTTGGTCCCGCCGGCGTGATTAGCGGTGTCGGCTCCGGTTTTGGTGCGTTCGCATCGACAAAGTTAAGCGGCACGTAATAGGTGTCGCCACCGTCGATGGGGTTCATGCCCTCTTTTTCACGAATATCGTTAGGAGACATCGCTCCCATATTCCAAAGAGCCTGATAGAGCTTGCTCCGGCCCTCTGAATCGCCCCTCAGAAGGCCATCTACGAGAAACTCTACGAAAAATCGCGTCTGTTCCTCTTCCGGGATAATCTTCGTTCCGATGGCCTGTTCCCACCTCACCAACCACGGTCTGATGGTCGAAACGACATGATCTATGCCCAAATGCTCGATATTCGAGAAGGTAGAGTGCTCGTGGTGGCCGATTTTGTGCGGCTGAACCCGGAAAAGGCGCGCGATTTCCTCGATTGACATCTTGCGGTTTTCGATGAACTGCGCGTCCTCTAGTGGCATCTGGTAAGAGGTGTTGAGCTTCATCCCCTCCTCGATCAGAGCGACTCTTCCGGAGTTACTCAGCCCGCTGTAGGCTTCCTCGAAGCTCGCCTTTAATCGATTGTGAGCCTCTGATGAGAGCTGTCCGGGATATTCCAGGATGGCAGATGGTCGAGCGCCACGGGAAAAGAATCCCGACGCGAACTCCTGCGAAGCAAGCCCGAGGCCGATAGCGTCGCGGCCATAGCGAATCGGTGAGATGCCCGTCACGCCGTCCAGTGATAGACCTGGAAGGTGGAATATCTCCCGCATCCCATTCCCCGTTGTCCCCAGCGGAGACAAAACCTTCCGCTCATTAGTCCCGCCGGGCGAGACGATGTATTCCAGTTCGTTTGTCTGAGTATTGCGCCGTACTGAGACCCTATTCGGCATGATCGGCCAAAGCTCCACGACCCGCCCATTGAACATCGTCGGCAGGGCATAGGCATTGCCGCTGAGCAAGACATGCGTCTGCATCGTCTCACGCCACTGGAACGACGTCTGTTCCTCATTTACCCTCGTATGCAGCACGTCGTATAGCGGGTGCGATGTGGCTCGCTCCTTGCCTCTTGGCTGGAGGCGCCGGTAGAGGTGCAGCGGTAGCGACGCAACATCCTCGGCAATCACCCGGATGCAGGCATAAACAGCCATGAACCTTAGCGCCGTCTCAGAATTAACGGTGACGCCCGTACCCGAAAGCTGCGACCGGGCCATATACGCGGACAATTCAGGCGGGAAGACCAAATCGCGCTTTTCGACTGACCTGATTCGCTTGAGGAATCGGGTTGTCTTTACCCGACCAGCGGCCTGAAGCGCGAGGTAATCAGTCGTCATGCCGTCAGCACTCCCCGCGATTCGTAGACGGACGGCGGCGTCCGGTTTCGCATCGCGCGATCTCCCACAAATGACAATGCCACGGCACCGTCAATCATGTTGTGAATCCGCCTGTGCTTGCCCTTTGTGATCCGCTGTCCGCCTCGTGAGGTCTGCACCGCCATTGCTGAACGCATGTGCCGCGCTAGAACGGGGTCGCCATCGTGGGCTATCGTCTTGTTCATGATGGCGTCGTAAGTGACTTGAGTCGCGGGAACCATCCTTGTATCGCTCTGGATGAACTCGATCATCGGTGCGCCTTCAGATACCAAATCTTGCGCGTTCCAGGTGATGAACTGCGGATCGAAGATGATCTCTTTGGCCTTGTACGTCCGCCAGGTGTCCCGCACGTAAGCCAGAACTTCCGCAACGGGAATCGTCCACTCCTCAACAGGAGCGCCGTTCGGATCCAAGGGACGTTCCCATATTTTTGCCTTGACGTATAGGCGGTCCTCGCGCCACTGCGCCACCACCACTGCCGTTGAGTCCCACTTAGAACTGGCGTCCCAACCGATGTATGTTGATAGGCCCACTTCTAGCTCGAACGGTGCCACCTTGCAGGCTTCCCATGCGCCCGCCGGCAGCCACAGCTCTTCGGCCTCCACCCATTGATTGAGGAAATAGCGCCTGAACTGCGACTCGGGAATGTTGGCGCAGGCATCAGCTAACTGGTCCTCCGTCATAAGACTGCCGAACGACGGATTCGCGGCTTCCCACACTTTAGGGTCACGGTGATCTGCGCCCTCAGGAGCGCCAAACCACCGGAAGAGATAATTTTCAATGGCGCTGAGGCCCGCCTGGACCTTCAGTCCCTTGTCATACTCGCGATAGCAGACGGACTCCTTATCGAAGCCCGCCGTCGTAATCTGCACGATCTGCCGCCGGCGGCGCTTCTTCGTCCCATTCACGAGCACGGTCCAGTTCTCCAGCGTCCACTCGTGCAGTTCGTCTACGATCAGCATCGAAATTAGCTTGCCGTCCAGCCTGCCCGCGCTCGCCGCGACTCGCTCCAGCTTCCCTGGCGCACCCTTCGGTTGAATCGTCCAGCGATACCGGATAGTCGCCTCTTTCAGGCGTGGCGAGTGTTCGCACATTGTCTTGGCAGCGTTGAATACGATGTCTGCTTGACGGTCGGAAGCGGCCGCGCACGTCACCCACGGGTCGGGTTCGTCGGAATCCCCAAGAAGGTGATACAGCGCCAGCGCAGCAATGAGGGTGCTTTTTCCGGATCCCTTTGGTACACCTAGTAAGGAGCTGGTATAGCGAAGGTTCCCGTCCTCATCGCACTCATAGAGTTCTTCTATCCACTTCCGTTGCCACGGCATCAGCACAAACGGCAGACCGATCATCGGTCCGGAAGGGAAGACGCAGTATTCTTCGATCCATGCGGCAACCTCCCCACCGAGAGTTAACCGGCGAGGCGCTACCGCGACAGTCATCTGACTTTCGTGCGCTCCCGATAGGCGCGCTGCTTCGCGGCAGCACTACCGTAGACTTGTTTACCGCGTCCGCCCTTGTGCGTTACGGTTTCCGTTACGGTTTTTCCCAGATGGCGGTATCCACAGGCCGTGCAGGTAGCCCACTTCCGGAGGAACGTGTCTCGGTGGCAGTTCGGGCAGTTCACCCGCTCATCTCCCGTGGTTTCGTCGGCGCCTTCAGCCCCTGCACCGCCTTAGCCTCGTCAATGAGAGTAAGGCCCAACCGGAGTCGCGACTGCGGATCCAGTCCATAGGACTTCTCCAGCTCCCGCATTGCCTTCTCCAACGATATGACGTAC